AGATAACAGCATTTACCTAGAGTCTAAGACTGTAGCACTGGGACCAAAGGCTAAACTTGGAGGTAGTACAACTGGCGCACCGTCTTATCGTGCTGAGGTAGGTGCTACAGATAAAAAGTTCTGCTTTATCTTTACAGCAGAAAACATTAAGCTTCTACCAGGAGACTATACTGTGTCACTATCTAAGAAGGGTATTTCGCACTTTAAGGGCACAGATGTTGAGTATTGGGTATCTATGGAACAGTCTTCTACTTTTGAAGGCTAATTTGAATTGACTTCAGTTTACAAATTGTGTTTAATATGTATTATACGTACATTAATAGCACAATTTGTAAACTCTTTTTTTTTTGTGATGGAGCTATGTTATGATGGAAGAATTCCTCTGGGTTGAAAAATATCGACCGCAGACTATTGAAGATACAATCCTGCCACAGCAGTTAAAGGATACCTTTCAAGAATTTGTCAATCAGGGTAACATTCCTAACCTATTGCTGACAGGTTCAGCAGGATGTGGTAAGACTACAGTAGCACGAGCTATGTTGGAGCAACTTGGTTGTGACTATATTATTATTAACGGCTCGATGAATGGTAATATCGATACACTGCGTAACGAGATTATGCAGTTTGCTTCGTCTGTGTCTCTTATGGGCGGACGTAAGTATGTGATCCTAGATGAGGCGGATTATCTTAATTGTCTTGATGAAAATGAATCTATTAAATTAGCAGATGGTTCTAATATCAAACTTAAAGATATGCAGATTGAAACCTCGTATGAGGTTGTGTCGTTTAATATTGAAAATAAGCAATTTGAAAATAATTTTGCAGAAGTGGTCAATAAAACTTCTAAAATGGTATATGAAATAGAACTAAATTGTGGCAGGACTATAAAATGTACTGATGACCATCCATTAATTTGCGAAGATCCTGATGGAAATGTCGTCACTAGAACAATATTTGACGGACTGGAAGGATATAAAATAATTATTCAGAAATGATTGAGATAATCAGCTTCATTGTATAAATAACTAAACAATATATGGGCTGATTATGAATAAAATTTATAAACCTTATACTTATGCTTTAGGCTGGTCTAAAGTTAATATGTGGTATTATGGGGTAAGATATGCGCAAAAATGTTATGTTGGTGACATTTGGGTTGCATACTTTACCTCTTCTACATTAGTAGAAGAATTTGTAAAAAATAATGGTAATCCAGACATTATTAAAATATGTAAAATATTTGAAAATGTAGATGATGCTAAAGCTCACGAACATAAGTTTTTGTGTAGAGTAAAGGCAAAAACAAATTCAAAATTTATAAATGGCCATAATTCTCCTGCATTTACTCCGTTTCAAACCAATCCTATGCATAACCCAAAAACTTTAGAAAAAATGAGAAGAACTAAAAAGCTTCAAGGTTTAATTAAATGTGTTAGAAGTAAGAATTTTATCCCGCGCCCTAAGAAAATTTCTACCTTAGAGTCTTATATTTCAATTATTGATCAAAGATATAAATTATATCCCAAAATAAAAGGCCTTCTATTACATAGAATAGAATTATGTGAAAAATGGAAACCTAAAAAATATCCAAAAAATAGAAAAAGAACAAAAAGAGGTAAAAATACTCTAATTTCAAAATCAAAGATCGGTAGAGTTTGTTATCATGATCCGATAACAAAAAAAGGAAAAATGTTTTCTTCGTCCGATAAAATACCAGAAGGTTGAATTAAAGGATTAGTTAAAAATACACCTAACAATAATACAGCGGAAATCAGAAAGAAGATTTCAGAGTCGATGATTAAAAGTAGAAATCAAGAATCAATTAGTAAGAAAATGAAACGAGTAAGTAGTTGGAGAACTACAATGAATCTCAAGGAGCGTTATGATGTATAGTGCGAATTCAATTAAAAAAATTACACCTATTGGTATTAAAAATGTTGTAGATATAACTGTTGAAAATAATCACACTTTTGTTACAAGTAATGATATCGTTGTTCACAATTGTAATTCCACACAACCCGCACTTCGTAACTTTATGGAAGAGTTTAGCCGAAACTGTGGTTTTATTCTTACTTGCAACTTCAAGAACCGTATTATCGAGCCACTGCATTCTCGGTGTTCTGTTGTAGAGTTTAAGATTAAAAAGAAGGATCTGCCTGAACTTGCCAAGCAGATGCTAAAGCGTCTATGCAATATTCTGGATACAGAAGGTGTGGAATATGATAGAGCAGTAGTTGCAGAACTTATTAAGAAGCACTATCCGGACTGGCGCCGCATTATTAACGAGCTACAACGTTATTCTGTAACTGGTAAGATTGACTCTGGACTACTAGCTAATATAACAGAGTCTACCTTTAAGCAAGCAGTTACTTTTATGAAGGAACGAGACTACACCTCTCTTCGTAAGTGGGTTGCTGAGAACATCGACACAGACTCGACAGCCATCTTTCGTCTTCTATACGATACTGCTTCAGTACACATTGACACTAGCTCTATTCCACTTCTAGTTATTATCCTAGCTAAGTATCAGTATCAGTCAGCATTTGTTGCAGATCATGAAATTAATCTCGTAGCATGCTTGACAGAGATTATGGCAGATTGTAAGTTCTTATGAGCTGGTGGAAGAGAAGAAAGTGTGCATCTTGTAAAAGAGTTCTAAAAGAAAAACATGGCATTCATGAATTAAGAGTACAAACCGCGGATGGGTTGATTGAACTAGAAATCTGTGGAGATTGTTCTGTGTTCTGGGACAAATCAGCGGAGGTATTGAATGAACGTAGAAAAGAGAAACCACTTGATCTTGGAGCTTATCCGGAAGCAGACAGAGGAGATGACTCGTGAACCCGGTGCACGGGAGCGATGCCGATCATATCTTCTTGAAAACTTCTCTTATTTGTGGAACGAGGATGGTACTCTAAAGGATTCAGATGATGAGCAATCCGTTTGATTATGTAAATGCGATCAATTATACTAAGAAGGATATGATGACGGATACAGACAACGATGAGTTGGCTGAAAAGAGTTATAATCCTTTTATGACTAATCGAGCGTTATCGTACTTTGTAGATACTATACAGTATGCTAACGAGATGAATATGAACCACCACTTAGATAATAAACTTCAGTTCCAACATCTACTAAATAGTGTACGCCCTAAAAAGAGATTTTCGAAATGGGTGAAGAAACAGTCAGATAGTGATATTGAAGTTATTAAAGAGTACTACAAATATAATACTGCGAAAGCAGAAGCTGCTTTAGAACTACTGACACCTGAACGACTAATAAAAATAAAAAAAAGATTATATACGGGTGGTATAACATGAATGTTTTAGAGACTCTATTAGAAATTAAATTGGGCGAGGAAGACGATTTCCTAAAAGTTCGCGAAACCCTGACTCGTATCGGCGTTGCTTCACGCAAAGACAAGACACTATATCAGTCTTGTCATATCTTACATAAACAAGGTAAGTTTTACATCGTACACTTTAAAGAGATGTTTGCCCTGGATGGCAAGCCTTTTAGTTTCTCTGAAGAAGATAAAGGTCGTCGTAATACTATTGCTAAGCTTCTAGAAGATTGGGGTCTTATTAAGATCGTTGACGAAAAACAAGCATTTAATCCTCGTACTACATTAAGTCAGATCAAGATCCTTCCTCATAAAGAAAAAGATCAGTGGACGCTAGTTGCAAAATATACTATCGGTAAAAAGAAATAAAATGCAAACGTTTAAAGATTTTATCTTAGAGGCACTCGATCCTCATTCTAAGACATATCATGCTTTTGATATTGATGAAACATTGTTCGCACATGACCACGATAAACTTAAAGTACACCTAATAGATAGGAAGACTGGACAACATGTAGGTTCTCTAACTAATCAGGAGTTTAATACACATAAGTTAGATCCGAATCACAAGTATGATTTCAGCGATTTTAAGTCATCAAAGAAGTTTCAACAAACGGCAAAACCTATTCGTAAAATGCTTGCGAAAATGAAAGCTATTCATAAGAATAACAAGAATGTAGAAATGGTTACTGCTAGACAAGACTTTGATGATAAAGACGAGTTTGGTAAACACTTTAAAAAGTATGGTGTGGATATTAACCAAGTCCATGTTCGCCGTGCTGGTAATGTGGATCCTGACGGACCTCCTGGTCCTAATAAGGCAAAGGTTATTTCTAAGCAGATTAAAAAGAATGGATATAAAAAAGTTCATTTATACGATGATTCTCAATCTAACCTGGACCATTTCATGGAACTGAAAAAAGACCATCCTGATGTAGAATTCCATGCTCACCTAGTTCATCACGATCCAAAGACAGGTAGTGTCCATATTAAAACATCTAAAATATAAAAAAGCTTGACATTTTTTTATTCATATACTATATTAAAAGTTAGAAGCAAAATATATAATGATTACTGATGGAGGAAATTATGGAACTTCGTATTTTCGATCTGCCTACACCAAATGATGATACCAATATTATTGAGCGTAGATGGTGTGAACTTAATACAAAATTTCGTAATGGTGACGAGCTAGACGAAGTTGAAATTAATTGGATGGATTCTGCTAATAATTGGCTGACAACTACAAGGAATTGATTATGAACGAGTCTATTGACGATAATTACAATTACAATATAAAGTCTACTATAACACAAGGAGGTGCTAGTATGACAATGCCTAAACAGGCTAAAGGAGGCACCTTCTCTTCAGCAGATGTTCCATTAATCAAGCGAGCTCTGGACCACTATCTGCGTTTGGATATTTCTAATTCAGAGGTTAATCAAATTGCAAACTTGATCCACCGGCTTGGACGCATCTCCTAAATAATTTTATGCGCCGTTAGCTCAGCTGGAATAGAGCATCGGATTTCTACTCCGTAGGCCGGGGGTTCGAGTCCCTCACGGCGCACCAATTCTATTACTTTATAGAACAATAAACTATATATTATAAAGGAAGTATATTATGAATCCAAAAGAATTTCTAGAAGAACAGTATCACCTAGCATGCAATTTTCCCTCGGATATTCACAAGCATCTTCCAGTACTAAGATCACTAGCAGAGCGTTGTGAAACTATTGTAGAGCTAGGTGTACGAGATGGACAGTCGACACGAGCACTACTTGTTACTCCCGCAAAGCTACGTTCATACGATCTCGTACTAGATTCTAATGTAGTGAATCTATTTGAAATCTCTCGTCATGCGGGTAACGATCACGAATACATTCAAGCAGATGGTCTTAAGCTCGATCTTCCTGAAGTGGACTTGATCTTTATTGATACTGTTCATACATATAATCAGCTTACTCAAGAACTCCGTCTACATGGTAATAAGGCCCGTAAGTATCTTGCGTTTCGTGATACTGGTGAGCCTTTTGTGGGAGAATTACTGCCTGCTATCATGGAATTTCTGTCATGGAACCCACAATGGCGAGTAATGTATCATACCCGTGATTGCCATGGCTTTACTGTTCTAGAACGCATTGCATAAGAATGCAACTACTACTCCAACTGCTATTCTTACATTTTCTGTTAGATTACCCGCTACAAGGCGAATTTCTATCTAAAGCAAAGAACAGGTATAACCCTATACCTCATGTTCCCTGGTATCAGGCGATGTTTGCACACACAGCAATGCACGGAATAGCAGTTGGTTTTATTACTGGAATACCTATACTAGGCATTCTAGAAGTGGTTATGCATTGGATTACAGATGATCTAAAGTGTCGTGGAGAGTTGACATTTAATCAAGACCAGACTATACATATCACTTGTAAGTTTATTTGGGCATTTATTGTTTATTGGATGTATTACTGTTATGCGTATTAAGATTGGACCATATAAATCTGATATTATTCCTATTCGTTCTTGGGAGCGTCGGTATGAATATTGGCGTCGGCCTGATACATTATATCTTCCCGAAGAAGAGTATACATGGTACGATACGATTGTGTTTGGTTTTTTTGATAAGCTTTTCGATCTTGTTCTCCCTATTAATCGTTGGGGTTGGGCTAATGCTAATAGCCGTAAGCGCAAGATCCAAGTTCATATTCACAATTATGATGTCTGGGGCGCAGATCACACTCTAGCACTTATCATTCATCCAGTTCTCGTAAAGCTCAAAGAATGTAAGCAGGGATCTCCTAACGTTGACGATGAGGATGTTCCAGATCATCTAAAGTCTACTTCTGCAAGACCTAAGGAACAGGATTACGATATAGACGAGTTTCATCATGCTCGTTGGGAATATGTTCTCGACGAAATGATCTGGGCGTTCGAGCAACATACACATAATGATTGCAATGACGATCAGTTTTATCACAATTCAGATCAGCTTGATATGACTTTTGAGAAAATTGAGGGTTCTAAAAGCTCTAAGATAAATATTAATCATCAAAAAGATCTATCTAAGCCTGCTTACTGGATTGATGAATGGGGAAAGCACGAACATTATGAACGAATTACTAACGGAAGACGACTCTTTGCAAAATACTATTGCTCATTGTGGGATTGATTATACATTAAACATTCCTCCTAAGCGTTCTGATTGGTCCGTATCATGTGCTGATATTACATGGATACCAAGAGAAGGCTATGAACCTAATTGGTTTCATCGTAAGATGCATGAATTAGTATTTGGGTTCAAGTGGAGTAAGAAATGACACACACAGAACGGTGGTATCACAAGTACTTGGAATTGATGACAGCAACAGGTATAATAACTCTACTTATGGCATGCATGACAGAATGGAATACTATTACTGTTATCTGCACATGTGGTATAGCGGCCGTTATTTTTTTTGCAGGATTTCTTGCAGAATTCATGATCATGGGGTTTACTGCAAATGCTGGAGGGTTATTCTGGGCTACGATAACATGCTTTCTTGTAACTCAATACTTACCGCTTTAGAAGCAGGGGTTCGATCCAAGAATTTAAAGTTTAAAGCATTTTGGGGCAGGATCGTTCTTGCCTTAGAAGAAGGTCGGCAGGAACCTTAATCCTGTGATTAACCATATGGAGAATATTATGAATAAGACTATTTTTACTATTGCTGCTTTTTCAGCGGCTGCTACCTCTGTACCAGCAGTTGCTTCGGACTTTTCAGGTTTTCGTGTAGAAGCGACTGTAGGTGCGGATACCGCTTCACAGAACGTGTCCACAAAGGATGTACAGTATGGTGCCGATGCAGGTTACGATCTACAATTCGGTAAGGTAGTTGCTGGCGTTGAAGCAGGCATTGACAACGTATTCGATCGCCGTAACATTGCCATCGCTGGTCGCCTTGGCTATGCTATCAATCCTAATGTTCTAATTTATACCAAGGTTGGTTATTCCAACTGGAAGCAGATTGAAACACACACTTATGAGGGTCTTCGCCTCGGTGGTGGGATCGAAGCAAAGATCGTAGGACCTTTCTTTGGTAAGATTGAATATCGTCATGTCGATTATGGTGCCGTAAAGACAAACGGAGGTTTCCTCGGCTTTGGTGCACGCTTCTAAAAACAAACCTACTCGTGGTTAATAAAGATAGGCCTCTGGGGAAACTCAGAGGCCTTTTTCAGTTGACCTTTTTTAAAAAGAACGGTATGGTTAATTGTAAGTGAGAGGAAAGAGGTTTTTATGATCGAATACAATGTTAAAGTTTATCCTAATGGAGACAAGTACTGGTACTTAAACGGCATGTTCCATCGTGAAGATGGACCCGCTATTGAATATGCTAATGGCGACAAGCGATGGTACATGAATGGCAAACGACATCGTGAAGATGGTCCTGCTGTTGAATTTGCTAATGGCGACAAGCGATGGTACATGAATGGCAAACGACATCGTGAAGATGGTCC